TAATAAATATTCATAAAGGAAACCGCTAATTTGAATTGCCGACCACAAACTGACATATGCAAATTAACTTCTCCAATTTACCTTAACTTCCTCAAAAATTAATTAATAATCATCGTCACAGTGGGAGGAGACTCCACACTATATAATAAACTACACTTCCGAATGGCTGAGTTTATGCCGCCAGACGGAGACTGGAGCAGTTCACTGATTACAGGCTGACCAAGGGCGGGTGCCGAAGGTGAGTGAAACCACCGAAGTCAAGGGGCAATTCGGGCTAGGTCAGTCTGGCGGAACGGGCAAGAAACTTAAAATAATGTTATTTTACAGAATGTCAAGATATATTCCATCAAAATCAACACTTAGACAAAAAAAACTACAATGGATGAATTTAATTGTTCACGGCCACGACATCTTTTGTGACTGCTGCAAACCACTTGAATGCACCATTGGAACCATAATTAACCAAGAACCAGACCTAAAATTCAACACAGAAGAAAAAAATCTACTTAAAAAATGCCTTTCTACAAAAGATGGAGACGCTGGCGCTGGCGCCGCAGACCCCGACGGCTTTGGAGAAGGAGATTTAGACGCCCTCTTTACAGAAGATTTTGGAGAAGAAAATACAGGGTAAGAAAAAGAAAACTTAAATACTTACCCTTAAGACAATGGCAACCTCATTATATTAATAAACTAAAAGTACAAGGATGGTACCCACTAGCAATATCAACTAAAGACAGACTATCAAATAACTTAAACTTATATTTAGAAAGCATTGCGCCGCATTATTTGCATGGTGGGGGAGGATTTACAATATGTAACTTCTCTTTAATGACTTTATATCAAGAAAACCTTGTATGTAGAAACTGGTGGACAAAAGGAAATGAAAATATGCCTTTAATTAGATACCTAGGATGTGAAATTACCTTATATAGACAAGCTGAACTAGACTACATGGTATATGTACATAATTCTTATCCTATGTCAGCTAATTTACTAACATATCAAAGTACATGCCCACAAGTTATGCTTATGAACAATAGAACAAGAATAATGCCTTGTAAAAGATATAATAGAAACAAAAAACCTTACAAAAAATTCTTTGTAAAACCACCTTCTCAATTACAAAACAAATGGTACTTTCAAAAGGAACTATCTAACGTTCCACTTATGCAAGTAATGGCTACAACTTGCTCGTTAGACCGCATGTACCTTTCCTCATCATCAGTTTCAACCACAATGGGTTTTGTAAGCTTAGATACTAACGGTTTTATGGAAAGATATATGAAAGACAATGGAACATCACCATACTCCCCATTAACAGGACAAATAATTTTTGCTGCACCAAACGGTGAAGAACTAATAACAAATATACCCCTAGGACAATGCATATTATTAGGAACAGTAACAGACTATACAACAGGAACCCAACTTTCATCCATAAACTTACATACAGGTGCACTCACTCCCCCTTCAACTTGGGGAACCTATAAAACAGCATCTACAGCAATTTATAATGCATACTATCAACACAAATATTGGGGAAATCCCTTTTTTACAAATTGGTTCCATGGTGACCAAAGAATGGTAGCTACAGGCAAAACCTTAAAAGAACTTTGTGACCTATACAAAAATGACGACTTAAACACAGCTAAACTAAACAAAGGCTTTATATTTAAAGAACAAAAGTGGGTAGAACTCAGATACAACCCATGGGCAGATAAAGGAAAAGGTAATATGGTATATTTGTTACCCATTAATGAACATCAACACTCTTATGGCTGGGCACCACCAACAAACAAAGATGTTATAACACAAGACCTACCCCTCAACATATTACTATGGGGATACCTAGATTTTCACAGAAAAGCAAAAACATACAATGACATAGACACAACATGTATACTAGTCATCAAATCTCCTTACCTACATCCAAAAGGACAAATTACTTTTGCTGTTCCTTTAGATCAAGAATTTCTAGATGGTAGCTCACCATACTTTACTGAAGGTCACAAAACACAATCAGACCAACAATATTGGCATCCAAAAGTAAGATTTCAAACTAGAACCGTTAATGCCATAGCATGTACAGGCCCAGGAACAACAAAATTACCACCAGATATTAGTACTGAAATTCATATGAAATATAAATTTCGTTTTAAGATTGGAGGAGAACCAGCACCCATGTCTGTACTCAAAAACCCAGATGACCAACCAACCTATACCATCCCCAATAACCTCCTACAAACAACTTCGTTGCAGAGTCCAACAACACCATTTGAATACCTCCTCTGGAACTTTGACGAACGCAGAGGAGAGCTTACAAAAAGAGCTGCAAAAAGAATTACTCAAAACATCCAAACTGAAACAAATGTTTTGCCAATTACAGAATCAGCAGCCTGGTGTCCAACAACATACAGAAAAACACAAGACCCATCGGAGACATCGACCTCGGAAGAAGACGAAACACTCACGACGGAGGAGAAACTACTCCAGCAGCGAAGAGAGCAAAAACTCCTCCACAAACTCATCAGACGACAGTTACTCAGACTAACCACATTAGAATAAAGACATTAAATGTTTCTATGTTTGCAGATACTCCCACTCCAAATAGGAGAATGACTACCTGGGAATATGAGCAAGAGTTAGAAGATGCTAAAATATGGTGTAGAGTACCTAGATCATATATACATGATCGCCCAACCTATCCCTGGGTCCCAGAAATACCTAAATATACTGTAAACTTTGACTTAAACGCGCCGCAATAAACTCAAGGCCTGCAAAATTTCACTCTCGGTGTCCATTTATATAAGTTTAAACCTTAATAAACATCCACCACACTCCCAAATACGCAGGCGCAGAGGGGGNNCCGCCCCCNNAGACCCCCAGGGGGGGNNAAGCCCCCCCTCAAACCCCCC